CTATTACATCATGTTCAAAAATTTTGTGATGAAAGAGATTATAACTTAGAAATAGATCCTGCATATGCAGATGATGAGTTTAGTTTATCAGAAGCAAAAGAATTTGTAAAAGGATTGAGCTTACCTTTTGAAGTAAGAGATTATCAATTAGATGCTTTTGCTCATGCTATAAAGAAGAGAAGAGCATTAATGTTATCTCCAACAGCAAGTGGTAAGTCTCTTATCATTTATCTTATAGTAACATTCTTACAGAAAAAACATTACTTTGAAAAAGGAGAAGACTCCAATGCACTTATCATTGTTCCAACAATATCTTTAGTTCAACAAATGGCTGGAGACTTTAAGTCATATGGAATGGTAGGTGAGCCACATATGATTACTGCTGGAGTAGATAAAGATTCTGAGCATTCATTGACAATTAGTACATGGCAATCTATACATAAGATGCCAAAGAAATGGTTTGAGAAGTTTGATATTATAATTGGTGATGAAGCTCATCTATTTAAGAGTAAAAGTTTAACATCAATTATGACTAAGACCATTGGTTCAAAATATAAATTTGGTTTTACAGGAACATTAGATGGAACTACAACACATAAATTAGTACTTGAAGGATTGTTTGGTGCAGTTGAAAAAGTAACTACTACTGAAGAACTAATTAAGAAAGGTACTTTAGCAGAATTTAATGTCAAATGTTTAGAGCTACAATACCCAGATGAAATAAAAAAGATACATGCGAAAGATAAATACCAAGACGAAGTAGATTTTTTAGTAAGGAATGAAGCTAGAAATAGATTCTTGAAAAATTTATCTATAAGTCTACAAGGTAATACATTATTGTTATATCAATTTGTTGAGAAGCATGGTAAACCTTTATTCCTAGAAATAAAAAATGCTATTGATCAGTCTGTTGAAAAAGACCGACCAGTATTTTTTGTATCTGGTGAAGTGGATGGTGATGCAAGAGAAGAGATAAGAGCATTGGTAGAACAACATGACAATGCTATTATTGTTGCAAGTTTTGGAACATTCAGTACTGGAGTTAACATAAAGAGATTACATAATATAATATTCTCTTCTCCAAGCAAATCAAGAATAAGAGTTTTACAAAGTATAGGTAGAGGATTGAGAAAAGGAGACAACAAAGAGAGCGCAACTCTTTTTGATGTTGCAGATAATCTTCAATGGAAATCTAAACTAAACTTTACTCTTCAACATTTTGCTGAAAGAATAAAAATGTATAATGAAGAAAAGTTTAAGTATAAGATATATAAGGTAGCACTAAAAGAATGAAAGACCATATAGCAACAATAAAATTAATCTCAGGTGAGGAGCTTATATCTCAGGTCGAAAAACAATCCAATCCTTTACATATAAAATTAATCAATCCTGTATTAGTACATAAAACAAATACTGCTTTAGGACCAGTATTGTCTGTTTCACATTGGCTAATGTTTACAGAAGAGAATGAAATTGTACTTGAACGCAAGAATATCGTTGCCTTAAAGTTCGGAATAGAGGATAATACAATTCAACATTACCTTAACTTTACAAGAGATAAAGGTGAAATAATTAACTTCAAAGGTCCTTCTAAACTAGAAGACCTTGTGAGACAACTTGGAGAGAAAGCGTTAGCACATCGAGATGACTATGATGAATTTATAGAAGAACAAGATGCTGCTAATACTACTATACACTAATGCCTAGAGCAAAATCAGAACACTATGTAGATAACAAAAGGTTATATGCTGAAATGGTAGAATACCTTAACGGAGTGAAAGAAGCTGAGGAATCAGATTCAACACCACCAAGGATACCTGAATACATTGGAGAATGTTTGTTAAAAATCTCAACGAGATTATCTACTAAACCAAACTTCATCAACTATACATATAGAGATGAAATGATAAGTGATGGAATAGAGAACTGTATAAATTACATTGGTAATTTTAATCCAGAGAAATCAACTAATCCATTTGCATACTTTACTCAAATAATATATTATGCATTCCTAAGAAGAATACAAAGAGAAAAGAAACAGTTATACATTAAACACAAGTCTTTAGAAAGAAGTGTTGTGTTTGATGAACTTGCTACTACAGATGGCAATACAGAAAGAGGTGATCAAGGTGCTTATATTAATCTTGATACTCCTTATATGAACGACTTTGTTGCTAACTTTGAGAAGAAAGAAGAAGAGAAAAAGCAAGCAAGGAAAAAGAAAAAAGGTTTAGAGAATTTTGTTGAGGATGATAAATGAAGATAGCTTTAGTTACAGACCAACACTTTGGAGCAAGAAATGATAGTAAAAGAGTACACGACCACTTTCAAAAATTTTATGACGATATATTCTTTCCTGAAATCAAACGCAGGAATATTGATACTGTTATTAACCTTGGTGATACTTTCGATCGCAGAAAGTATATTTCTTTCACGTCTCTCAAACGAGCCAGAGAAATGTTTTTCCAACCATTATATGACAACGGAATCAGGATGCACGTTATCGTCGGAAACCATGATAGCGTATACAAAAACACACTCGAGGTCAATAGTGTTGACCTCTTAATGGAAGAATATACAAACATAACAACATATACTAGACCCGAAGTGATTGAGATAGATGGTACAGAGATTATGTTAGTACCATGGATATGTCAAGATAATGAAGAAGAAACATTTGTAATGGCAGATAAAACATCTGCACAGATACTTTTAGGACACCTAGAGTTATCTGGTTATCAAATGTACAAAGGTGGATTCATTGATCATGGTATATCAGATCAATGGTTAAAGAAGTTTGACTTAGTATGTAGTGGTCATTATCATCACAAGAGTACTACTGGTAATGTAAACTATCTTGGATGTCCGTATGAAATGACTTGGAGTGATTATGATGATGTAAAAGGTTTCCATATCTTAGATACATTAACAAGAACATTAGAGTTTGTACCTAATCCTCATACACTCTTTCATAAAGTATGGTATGATGATACAGATTTAGATATGGCTGGACTGTTGCAACAGACAGAAAAGTTTGAAGACTTCAATGGTAAAAGTGTAAAGGTTATAATCAAGACTAAAGACAACCCAACTTTGTTTGATATGTATATTGAAAAGTTAGAAAAAGTTGATCCATTACACATACAAGTTGTACAAGATCATTTACATTTGGATATGGAAGATGATGAAGACATTATAGATGAAGCAGAAGATACACTAACAATACTTAACACATATGTAGATAACTTAGAGATAAAGAATGATAGAGTTGATCTACAACAATTGTTGAGAAGTTTATATGACGAAGCATTAAGCATTAGTAACTAATATATTATGATTACATTTGAGAAGATTAGATTCAAGAACTTTCTGTCATACGGAAATAGTTGGACAGAAATAGACTTAAACAAACATAAAGATACACTAATCATAGGAGAGAATGGAGCAGGTAAGTCTACATTCTTAGATGCATTATCTTATGCATTGTATATGAAACCTTTTAGAAAGGTAAACAATCCACAACTTGTAAACAGTATCAATAAGAAACATTTGTATGTAGAAGTAGAGTTTAAAGTTGGTGGTAATCATTACAAAGTAGGAAGAGGCCATGCACCGAGAAAGTTTGAAGTGTATCAGAATGGAGAACTACTTAACCAAGAAGCTCATACAAAAGACTATCAGAAGATATTAGAACAACAAATATTGAAAATGAACTACAAATCTTTTACACAGATTGTAGTATTAGGATCAAGAAACTTTGTTCCGTTCATGCAATTAAATACTTCAGATAGAAGAACAGTTATAGAAGACTTATTGGATATACAAATCTTTAGTGTGATGGCTGGAATACTAAAAGATAAATTAGCAGAGAACACAAAAGACCTTACACAGATAGAATATGAAGTAAATCTAATTAATGAAAAAATAGATGTACAGCAAGATTATATAGACAAAGTAAACCAAGATAAAGAAGATGTTATTCTCAAGATCCAGAAACAGATAAATGAGAAGACAGAAGAAGTAAATACACTTGTTGAAGAACAAGATAAATTATTAGAGCAAGCAAAACTATTAGCAGAGCAAGCAGATCCACTAGAATCTGTTTCGGCTAAGATTCAACAATATCTTGCTTTAGAAAGTCAAATAGAAAGTAAACTTAATAAGCTCAAGAAGCAATTGAAGTTCTATGAAGAGAATGATCATTGTGATACTTGTGGACAGGAGATCGAACATGAATTCAAACAATCGCAAATCGAATCGTCAAATTCGGCTATCTCCGAGACAGTGGGCGGCCTTAAGCAACTCGAACAAGAAATTACTAAGAGCTCATCTCGAGTCGAAAAGCTCAGGTCTCTCAAAGAAGAAGCAGACGAACTTACAACCACAGCCTCGAATAAGAGAAGTACTGCAACAGCGATTGAAGAAATTATTGAAAGCCTTCGAAATGAATTGGACGAAGTTCAAGTCCAAGCTGGTGAAGACGGTAAAGCTAAAACAAAGTTAAATGAATTACAAACTAATCTTGATGAGATAAATGTTCGAAAGACAGACTTAAGACGTAAGGCATCAATATACAA